GCCGAGGTCGTGACCCGCTCGCGCCCGCCGTTGTCCTGCAAGCGCCAATGATCGCCGGGGCACATCGCCACGGTTTGCGAATAGGCCGACACGCAAGCCTCGACCATCGCGCCTTGGCCGCCGGTCGCGGGCGTCATGCCGAGCTGCCACCAATTATCCGGCGCGCCGTCGGGCAGCCAACCGCCGGTCACCGGCAGATAGTACGGGCCAGATCGCCATTCGCCCTCGGTGGCTTTGCCGACGAGCTGACCCGCAACGCGCGTGAGAAAACCGCGAACCGTCATGCTTTTGGCGTCGCGGCCCTTGTCGTGTAGCCGCCGCTCGACTTGTCGGCCTCGAGTTTTTTATTGTGCGGTGTCCCGTATGCGTCGGGCGGAACGTGCGCATCCGGCGGCGAGCCGTCCGCTTCATGTTCGGCGACGTGTACGCCCAACGCCGCAAGGTCGTTTTCCTCTTGCGTCGGTGTCGGCTTGGTCTCGCTCGCGATCTTGGCGCTTTCCTTCGACGCCTTTTCGCGGGCGGCCTTTTCATCCGCCAAACGCTTTTTCGCGGCGGTGGCGTGTTCGGTGTCAGTCATCGGTTTGGTTCCTTGTGTTTGAAGCGTTTCAGCGGGCTACCAAGTCACGCCCGCGACCCAAGCGACCACGCCGGTGCGGCGCAGACACCAATTGATCGGCAGAATGAGCCGCAAGGCCATGCTGTCGGTTTGGAACATGCTCTTGGCCGGGAATGCGACCACAGCGGGCGTGCCCGCCGTGCTGATGTCGGTCGGCGTGGTGTCCTCCATGTGCAGCGTCGCTTGATCGCTGATCTCAAAGCGCGGCGCGTCACCGGACACGCTGACGAAATCGGCAGCGTCGACCACGATCACGGTGTTGATCGGCACCGTGCCGGAATCGATCACCGGCCAGCCGCCGAGCGTGCCGCGACCGATCTCGTCGCGGAACGGGAACACGCCCGCGCCCGGTGCCGCGACAAGGCCGATGCTGTTGACCTGTGCCGGGTTCATCAGCCACACCGGATTGCGGATGTTGCCGAGCGTACCCGTCAACAACGCATTGGTGAGCTGTTTGATGTCGCCTACCAGCGCGTTGAAACCGCCGCCAGCGGTCGGCGTCAGACCGGACACACCGTTAAGGATGCCCGGCGGGCGCACCGTGGTCGCCGGATTGGCGTCGAGCAACACGGCATCGAGCGAAACCGCCGTGTCCATCTGGATCGCGTCGCGCAGCAAGCCTTCGATGGCGGGCACCGAATGCTCGTCGATCTCGCGAGTCCATGTCGTGATCACGCCCATTTTTTTCGGCGTGAGTGTTTGCGACGTGAACAAGCCTTGGCGCACCGGGATTGGCAGACCTTCACCGACGAACGAGCCCGCGATGGTTGGCGTGCGCGCGCGTGTCGGGATGATGATCTTGCCGTTGCGGCCAAACGTCAGCGACAGCCCCGCGCCCGACAGGCGCGGAAACACGCTTTTCGGCATCAGCGTCGCCATGAAATCGACGACGATCTGTTGCACCAGCTCGGCGGCCCATCCGACCGTCGTGGTCATCGCTACGGCGGCGGCTGCCTTGGTCTGCCATTCCAATACCGCCCTCGTTGCCTCGTCGTCGCCATAGATGGCGCGGCGAATCTCGTCGAGCGGTTTGCGATCACGATGCGCCAGGATTTGAATGGTCCCGGCCCGCACAAAGAAATCGAGCGGGGCCATTTTTTTCGCGGGCACGCTAAACGGGCGTGCCGGTTGTGTCAGCGCGGTGCTGCCGTTGACCACCGCCGGAACCGACGAGCGGGTTACCACTGCGCGCCCACCGTCCTCGCTGGCGGCCCCGAGAAGCTTCTCGGATTCGCGCAGCGACTCGAGCGTGCGCTCGCCTTTGACGATGTCGTCATTGAGCGATTGCCGCGCCTCAAGATCGGCGTCGGTCACGTTGTTGTCGTCGGATTTTTCCAGATGGGCCGACAGCTTGTCGCGCGAGGCGAGCAAGCGTTGTTCGGCGTCCTTGATACGTTGTGCAAGCGTTGACATTGGTTTGCCTTGTGATGTGCGTGATGTCAGGCGTGCTTGCCGTTGCCGCGCGGTGTCTTTGTCGCCGTGCTTGGCGAACACCATGCGGATCGTGTCGTCAGAAACTTTCAGGCTCTTGGCGATAGCGAGCGCGTTCGGGTTGGCCGGGATCGAAACGAGGCTCGTCTCGACCAACTCTTGTTTGAGGTACAGCTCGCCCGGTTCGGTCTTGGATCGCGCCCGGGATTCGGTCGGCACAAAGCCGACCGACACCGCGCGCAATATCCCGGCCTCGACCAGCTTGCGAATCTCGTCGATCCGCTCGCTGGTGCCCGCCGGGGCCAATTGCAGATGCCCGCGCAGCGCGCCGTCCTTGACGTGCAAGCCCTGCCAATTGCCGATGGGGAAGCTCGAGTTGTGGCCGAACAGCGCGATAGGGTTTTTCTTGAAATTGTCGAGCGTCCAGCCGTCAGCCGAGATCACGTCGCCGTAACGATCCGGCGTTTCGTCGCTCAAAACAAAATCGAGGCCGTCGGCTTTGGTGGCGTGGCTGGTCTTGTGTATCACCGCACCATCGCCAGCGCGGTCATCCCATGCGATCTGGCATTCGTCCTCGTCGTTGCCCTCGTCAAAGACGCAACGCCCCATGAACTCGGAATAGCTTTCATCGTCCTCGGGCTCGGTGATGTCGTCCTTGCGGACCAAGGCTGCGGCTTTTGTCATGGGGCCCTCACAGCTTGGTGCCGAGCCCACCGGCTGCGGCGTCGGTGTCGACCGCGATGGCAAACTTGCAATCCTCGCGCTGCACCACCGGCGCGTCGCGCGAGCCCGAGCGCAATTTGAGGAACGCCACCGAGCGGACCCATCGCCGCGAAATGAAAACCGCGCTGTCGGGCTGCACCGGCACGGTGATCTCGTCGCCGTCGTCGTCGAACAGGTCGTTGAAAAAATTGCCGTCGGTCGACACCTGAAACGTCAGGTTCGCCTCGGTGAACTCTTGCGGCACGGTGATCCGCACGATTTCGCCCGACGAGCAATCGATGCCGTCGGAAAGAGATTCACCCCGCGCGATGGTCGGGCCGTCGATGATTGCCAGCGGCATTTTTAGATCTCCATTTTTGAAGCTCGTTTCAACTTGCGCGCGCGGTCGCGCGTGACGCTGCGAAAAGCATGAATGCAAATTATTTTCGTTGAGCTATTTCGGAATCGCACACGTGATCGTTGATAAATTCACGCCGCTGTTTGGTTCGCGCAGCACGTGTGTTGCGTTGTTTGGTAAAATTGTTTTGTCGCGTGATGGTCACGCGGCGAATAACAAAGGACGCAAACAATGACTCTGCAACGTATCGAAACGCAATTAGCCGACGCGCGTAAGCAACTCGACCGGGCGATAGCTCAACGCGATGCCGCCATCAGCGGCATCATCAAGTCGAGCGACAAGATCAAAGCCGCGCAGCGCACGCTTGCGCGTTTGGAAAAGCGCCGACGCGAAACCCGCGCCGAGGAACAAGCCGCACGCAAGGCAACCGCCAAGCGCACAGCCGAGGATGGCCCGATTCCGGCGCTTTAGAAAAATAACGGCGGCGGCACTGTTGTCGACGTTTGGCCGCCGCCGCCACCATCGGCCAAGGCGAAACCGATCAGCGTCGCCGTGCCCACCAAGCAAAGAGCCGGGGACGCCGATCTAGGCCGACGATCTGCTAGGCGGTAAGTGCCCGAGGCGGCGACACCGGGAAATCGACGATCACCTCGTCGTCGGTTTCGATCTCCAGATAGTCCATCAAGCCCAAACTGATATCGGCGACCCGTCCGGTGTCGACGTGCGGGCCCCAATCGGCGGGCCACGCGCGGAACGCGCGCCCGGTGTCCAGCGCCGTCACCAGCGCACAATACTGTTGGCTCGCCAGCATGTCCTTGGGGAATTTTTCATAGTCCCACCGCGTCGCGATGTACGGCACCAGCGGGTTAAGCCGCCGCGCCAGGCCCGAGGTGCCGGGCGGTTGCACCGCGAGGAACAGATGCGGCGCGGTCGCCACGTCATAGATGAACGCCAAGCCCTCGTTCGCGCTAACGCCCATATCCTCGGGGCCGCCGAACCACGACACCCTGCCGCGCAATTGAAAGACGTGTTTCGAGGTCATCCGACCAGCGTATCGATGTCGACGGTGGGCCGCATCCGGCTGCGCGCGCGGTAGCCCATCAACATCGCCAGCGCCACCGCGCCGTCGATGCGGAATCGGCTCTTGTCCTTGTCGAGCTTGCGCCCGCCCGCCGGGTCCATCACCGCGACGGCGTTGGCCATGTTCCAATTCAGGCACGGGTTGTTGGGATGCAAAAGCTTCCGCTCGACCACTGCGGACTCGAGCGCGTCGATGGCCGGGGCCATGTCCTTGAATCCTTGGCCCCACGGCACCAGCCGCAAGCCCGAGCGCGGCATCGCCGTCATCGGCTGGTTTACGTCGGGCTCGGGCTCGGCCTTGTAGGCTTCCAGCCCGATGCGGTCGAACTCGCGCAACAAATCCTCGATGCGCCAGCGGTCATAGACCAGCGCCCGCACGCGGTAGCGCCCGCTTAGCTCGGCGATCCGCCGGGCGATGGCGGCTTTATCGATAGACCGCCCGTCGGTGACCTCGATATGTCCAGCGTCTTTCCATTCGACATAGCGATAGTTGCCGTTGCCGAAATCGCGAAAGCTTTGCTCGGCGAGCTGGCCGCCGGGCTTCCAGAAAAACGGCTGGACCCGCGCGACATCATCCGCCGAGCCCATGAGCAAAGCCGACAGGTCGAGCGTGTTCGATAGGTCGAGCGCAAGAAAAACATCCTCCCCGGGTTCAAACGCGACAGCACCGGCGCACGCCATCCATTCGGCGCGGCTGATCAGGATCGAGGCCGGGGAAACTCGCTGGTTCAAAAGTAAGTTGCGGACCTTGGGTTCGTCGGCGGGCATCCGCTTGGCCTTGCCGATGGCCGCCGCCAGGTCGGCGCGGTCGCGGAACGTGCCGAGCGCCGGGTTGGCCTGTTTCCATTGCCGCTGATCGCCAAGGTCGCAATCCTCGTCGGCGGCGTGCAGATGGCAAACGATGCTCGGGTCATGCCCGGCCAAACCGTCGTCGATCAATTGCGACAGGATATGCTCGGGATCGTTGCTCTGCGTCGAGATCGTAATAAACAGCGGTTCGGCGCGCGCCCCGAATGACGTATCAAGCACGTCATAGAGGTCGCGATTCTTGGCTTGCGCCAGCTCGTCATAGATCACCACACTCGGCAAATAGCCGTGCTTGGTCCCGGCCTCTGCCGAGATTGCGCGATACACCGAGCCGGTCGAGCGCCCGATCATGGTCTTGGTCGATTTGACGATGTCGAGTTGCAGCAACAACTCGGGCTCGCGCTCGACGATCTGGCGGGCAAACTTGTAGATGATCGCGGCTTGGTCGCGGTCGTTGGCGGCGCTGTATATTTCGCCGTTGTTGATCCGCTCGGGCCCGATCAGATGCGCCAGCACGATACACGCGATCAGCGCGGTTTTGCCATTCTTGCGCGCCATCGACAGGATCGCCCGGCGCACCACGCGCCGACCGTCCTCGCTGTGCGGTTCATAGATGTCGCGGATGAAATCTTTCTGCCATTTCTCAAGCTTGAACGGCTGGCCCTCGCCCTTGCCAGACGGCACCGTGAGCTTTTCGATAAACCGGATCACGTCGGCGGCGCGCTTTTTGCCCTTCGCCGTTCGCCTCGGCTTGGCTTGCATGGTTTACGAAACCAGCCCGCTAAACTTTTTCGGCGGGCGCGTGATGCCCGCATTGAGCCGAGCCCGGCCCGCCGGCGTCATGCCGAATTGCGCCGCGCCGTGCATCATGTCGCGCAACGCCATGTTGGCAACGCTAACCAGCGGGTTGATCTTGGTGCCGCCCTCGTCGGTCGACACCGTGTAAGGCTGCCCGCGCAGATCGCGCTCGGCCTTAATCCAGCGCGCCGCGACCTCGCACCAGCCAGCGAACGCCGTCACATCGGCCTCGGTGAGCAAGCCGATGCGGTGCAATTCCGGTGCGATCTTGTGCCACTCGACGACAGCATCAGGGCTTAGATGCTCGGGCGGTTGCGGAACGTCGGCGCTAATTTGCGGCTCGGGCTCGGGCCCTATCGGCACGCGGCTCGGGTTGCCGCGCAACAACTTGAGCTTGGTCGGTACTAGCGCCACCATTTCACAACACCATCATCGCGTGCCGCTGGCCGAGCCGGATCGGGCCCGGCATTGGCAAGCCGAACAGCAACGCCAAGATCAGATAAAGCGCGATCAGGGCCACAATCACCATGTAGACGCGCTGGATGTTTTGCGGGATCGGAAAGTTAAGCCAACTCGCAAACCAAACGATGATGAGGCCGATTAGCACCAGGATCGCGACGTAAATCGCGATGTTGATGAGGCCGAGAACTATACCTGTCAGCGATAACATTCCGAGCCCTCCCTCAACGCTAAACGGTGTTGCACCGGGTTCAACCGGCGTGTGAACGCGAACGACTAAGCCCGCATGAATGCTGACATTCCGACGACGCCCAAACATCCCGATTTCTTTTGCGAAAT